ATGATCCTGCATCCAAGATTACTAGGAGCTGTCAAAGAACAACTGGCTTATAAAAGAAAGCCATTTATACACAAGCAGCTAGCATCTGTAAAACGATCAGCAGAACAAAAGGTCAACCAGACTAGGAAGCAGGCAACAACCTATGAGGGAAGATCACCTCCCCTAGCCACAAAGCAATGAGCAAAAGCCTTGAAAGGAGGTGCAAATAGAGATGGACAGGGATTTGTCCACGCTAATTGATTTGGTAGAGGAGGCATATCCTCAAATATCGATCATTTCCCAATTAGGAGAGTGGATGGAGGGGACGTTTCCATTACCATCCGCTTTTGTCATGACCCAAACGATCAGTGAAAAGGGAAATAGCCTGACCAGCTACAAAGTGATTTGTGAAGCAACTATTATGCTGCACTATCCCTTGGAGCAAGAAAAGCAAGTTCCGCTTTCGACAGGTGTCTTGCGAGATTTGTTACGAAAGCAACGTTATAGTTACCGAGGCAAAAATAAGCTCTTGCTTGATATCGACCCGAATACTTTTTCTGTGAATACCGAAAAAAAGGAACGGGCCGAAATAATATTTCGCTATGAGTACCTCATGCCTGTACGAAGAGAGCAGGTTGAGAAAATTGCTATCTTTGATGTGAAGGAGGATGGACATGGCTAAATCAATAGGCCAAACCAATGAAGGTGCAGTGAAAAAAACACGGCTAAAAAAGAACAACGAGCGAGCAGAGTCACAGCCCCTCAACACTACAGCTCAGGAGAACAAGCGCACTCGTCTGGAATGGATTGAGAGTGCACCTCTGTTACAAGCTGAGCGGTTTGAAGTAGCAGGAGCGTTACATGCATTTACAGATCAGCAGGTAATTAATGAAGAACAAGTACGACAATACGTATCTACATTTCGAGGAGGTAAATAGTATGACAATCCAACGTGAACGACCAGGTGTAAACGTAGAATTAAAGGCGAAAGCACAGGAGCGAATCCTACCGAAAAGTGGTGTGGTACTAGTACCATATCTAGCTGAATGGGGAGCCCCTGATCAGGTCATTACAATGAAGGGTTATGAAGAGCGTGTAGCAGAAACCTTTGGGCAAATCGATATTTTGGAATTGGCCGCAGAAGGTGGTGCTACGGTAGTTGGCTATCGTATGACGAACGGTAAAAGTGTTGCGGCCAGCTATTCACAAGAAGGTTCGATTGCTATTCAAGCACGTTATCCAGGCTTAGTTGGTAATGAGCTACAAATTTCGATCAAGGATTCCACAGCAGAATTAGGTAAAAAGGAATTACAGGTCAAAGGCCCAGTAAAAACAGAGAAGTTCTCATTTGCAAATATGGACGAGCTAGTAACCAAAGCAGAACAATCCATCTATATCAAGGTGAAAAAGCTGGGTGACAAAGCAGTAGAAGAAACAGCAATGACGGCACTTTCGGGGGGAACAAGCGGCATTGCTACTTTATCGGCTACTGACTTTACTACTCTATTTAACTCCATCTCTGGTGTTGATTTCGACGCGATGTATTTACCGTCGGCTGATGCGGGAATCCAAGCAGCAGCTAAACAATTCATGGTCGATCGCGAGCTTTTTAGCAAAAAACGTAGCACGCTAGTAATCGGAGGTTTGCCAGAAAAAGATAGCAACATGAACGAGCATGTGGATCGTTCTGTCGCCAACAACTCTCGACGTGTCGTAAACTGCGCCATTGCAGGTCAGCATGTAAACGGCAAGACCTATGGAAGCCTGGAATGGGCGGCATGGCTAGCAGGTATGATCGCTGCTACGCCAGCTCACATTTCTCTGAGTGCACAGCTAGTACCGATGAAAAAGGCGGCAAAGGATTGGGGACACACTGAAATTCAAAACGCGCTTAACTCTGGTTCATTGATTGCCGTTCGTGATGGTGATGTGTACCTGATTGAAAGTGCAGTCAACACCTTAACGACATTAAAAGCAGCAGAGCGTGAGGATTTTGGTAAAATTCGCGTCTCTATGACCCTTGACCAAATTGTTAATGACATTACCTCTGTTGGCAAAAAGTATAAAGGCAAATTGGACAATAACGATATTGGCGGTGCGACGTTCGTTGGAGCGGTTAAGACCTATCTGGAAGTGCGTGAAGCGCAAGGAGCTATTGATAAAGGCTGGATTTTTGAAGATAAGAAAAATGGAATTGGTGACAAACGCGGATTCCGCTTAGCCGCTAAGCCACTAGATGCTATTGAGCTTTTCGATATTGAATGGGAGGTGCTGTAAGCATGCGTCAAAGTGATATTAAATTAAAAAATTGTCAGGTATATGATGAAAATGGTGATCCAATCTACGGTACATTGGAAGGAAAGGCCGTCTTAAAAACAGAGTATGGCGATGTAAAGCGTCTGCAAAAGGGCTCGGTGCAAACGATTGACTCTTGGCATGTAGAGGTTACTTTAAAGGTATCATCTGTTAACGCTCTGCTCAAATATTTTTGCGTGGACCAAATTACAGAGGGTAAAACACCTGTCATACCACAGCTTTTGGGCGAAATGGTCGATAAGGAAAACGGCAATACAGAACGCGTTCGTTTAACGGATATTTATTTAAACCCAGAAGAAATCACATTATGGGAAGCAAAGGCAGATGGAACCGATAACGCAACTTATGAAATTAAAGGCCGCAGTAACAAGAAGCCAGATTATCTTGATAAATTACCAGAATATACAGAAGAATAGGAGGTCTTTTCATGGGTAAATTAGAAAAATTCTTAGCGCAAGCAAATGAAACAACACCACGTCATGAGGTAGAAGTCAGCATTGATGGCGAAGTATGGAAGGTACGTCAGCTAACCTTAATGGAAAGTCGGATTTGTGAGCGTGAAGCTGATAAAGGTGATAAATTCGACTGGTATCGCTACAATGACGCTCGCATTGTGAAGGCGACTGAACACGATTTTAATTGGAACGATCCAGAGCTAAAGAAAGCCTACAAAGCAGGGGACAAATTCGAGCTTCCTGGCAAATTATTTGATCGCAACCCAGACGCATATGCGCTCCTTATAGAAACCGTGCGCAAAGCAAATCAGGGTCAGACAGAAGAAGAAGCGATTGAAGAAGCAAAAAACTAATTCAATCCGACGCGGAGGCTTGGCATATAGCGAAGGCTTATCTGCATGGTAGAGGTCTCCCGGCGGAAGTCGTAGAGTACGAAGTAGATCGTTATAAGCAAAAATTATTTATTATCGCATGTCAGATCATTGAATTAGAGGCGGAGGAGAAATGATATCCTCCGCCGTTTTTTTGATGAAGAAAAGATATAGCATGAACGGAGGTGAATGCAATGGGCAACGATATGGTTGTTGAGCTACTTTCTGTCCAGAAAGAGATGTTTAAGGTAAGGCAGGGCATGCTGGAATGGAAAAGAGACTCGGATTCGTTGCAAGTAGCTCTGGGACAACTGGGACGCGGATTTTTACAAGAAGCTGATAGGATGGAACGGCGCATTAAAGAGGTACGTTCTCAATTACAGCAACTGGGAACCTCCGTACAAGCCAAGCTTCGTGTAAAAATAGACGATCAGGCGACACAAAAAATTTCGCAAATGCGCAGGCAATTTAGTCAACCCGTGGGGGTGAGTGGTAGAGGAGATGACGGCGGCTCTGCTAGCCCCTTTGTTGACCTCGCAGGGCAGGGGGTGAGCTGGTACAAAAACTCAATCCCTGAATCTCAAGCTGCGGCAAAAGAACGCGGATTATTTATTGCCAAAGGAAAAACGGATGCCGAGGTCCAAGATTTAGATCGTAGTGTTGAGAAAATCATCCAAATCAACCCGAAACTAAGTAAGACAGAAGCTATAAACATCTATAACAAAAGTGACGATGTAAATGCAAAGGATAAGGCTGCATTTGCCGAATATGCTACCAAATTAAGTATGACTACAGGGTTTTCTTCTGACCAGAGCTTAAAAATGATGGCTCTATTACGCGACAGCACAGGAGTTACTGATCCTGAGCGACTGGCAAATTCTCTTCAATATATGAGTAACAATATGAAGGATTTTAGCGGTGATTTTGTACCCTCTATGATCAAATATACCTCCCAGCTAGGGATGGTAATGGATACACCAGAGAAAATGGCGATGATGGTCGGCGAAATTGGCAACATGGGTATTCCATCAAATGACATGCCGCTAGGCGCGTTAAAAGATATTGCCTTAAAAATGTCTTCTCAGGGTGAGCTGAGTAAAGTATTACAAAAAGGCTATGAGGCGGACGGGAAAAGTCCTGAGGAAGCCAAACGGCTAGCTGACATAGAGGCCATTCAAGTAACCCAGCTCTTGCATTCAGATAATAAAAGCGATAATCAGCAGGCGATGGGACGTATTTTTATGAATCTTGCTTCTATTAAAGATGATAATGTACGTCAAGAGATGCTAAATGCAGTAGGCTCAGGCTCTGGTAAGGAGCTATTACAGCATCTAGTGCCGCTGATGGAGAAAACGGGTAAAATTTCTGCTGGCGAAGTGGAAAATAAAGTGGCTAATAACGAAGCAAATAAATCCTATAAGGCTGCAATTGACCAAAATCCTTGGTTTGAATATATGCAATCCCAAAGTGAAGCCAAGGCAGCCATGGTGGACTTAACAGCTACAGTAGCCAAGGATTTAACACCGGTCATAAAAACGTTAGCTGGTATATTGACTTTCTGTATCAAAACTTTTAATGAATTACCAGAGTTGGCTAGATATACCATAGAGGCGATAGGTATCTATACTCTTGCTAAAATGGCGAAGGGAAAGTCAGAGGAAGAAGAAGATCCAGATGACAGTCCAGATGCAGGTGGGGAAGAACGTAAGAAGCGTAAGGGCTCGAAGAAAAAAAGAGGAGGCAAAAAGGGGAAAAGAAAGCTAGGGCCCTTTTCTTTCGGTGGAAAAAACACGGGAGGACCCAGCAAATCAACCAAAAATAATCCAAGTAGCCCAAGTAATAAGAAAAAAACTACGAAACCAAAAGCTAAACCCAAACCAGCCAAGCCAGTTACTCCTAAGTCTAAACCTCCTACTACAGTCCCCAAAAAAGCTGGCAAGCCCACTACCGGATTCGGCAAATTAAAGGACATTGGTGGTAAAGCTTTTGAAGGGATAAAAAGCTTTGGTGGTGCCGCGTGGGACGGATTAAAGAATCTGGGCGGCAAAGGCTTTGGTGGGGTGAAATCCTTTGGAAAAGGTCTGTTGAAAAAAATCCCTTTTGTAGGAGAAGCAATGGGCCTCGCCTCATTGGTTACCTCTGACAACAAACCGATGGAGCTATTAAAGCTTGGTGGAAGTGCCGGGATGAAAGCGGCAGGTACTATGATTGGTGCTACAGTTGGCTCGATTGTGCCAGGATTAGGCACAGCGGTTGGCGGAGTAGTGGGTGGATTTTTAGGTTCGGTTGGTGGAGACTTCCTCATGGAAAAATTGCCTGATTGGTTCGGATGGGGCAAAGAAAAGCCAGAGACACCACCCGCACCAGTACCTCCAGCACCCGCACCGACTCCAGCTAGTAGTGATGCTAGCCCTAGTCAAATCAAGCCTGCGAGCAGTAAGCCACAAGATACGTTAACGACAACACCAGCACCACAAGTAACTCCGGCAGCTATTAATGCCGCAAATAAGAAGGATACAGCTCAAAATCTATCGGTAACGGTCTCTTCCATGCCTATCACGCTACATGCAGATGGTGTGCTTCAGGATGTTGTAGGTATGATTCGATTATTGAAGGACCCTACTGTTACGAATGAAATTAAACGTATCATCGAGACTGCTTTCGTCAATGCATTAGAGACTAGAGGTGGAAAAGCATGATTCGTATGCAGGGAAAGTATCGGCTGACGTTTCCCGTAACCCCAGCAGAGGTGCAAATAAAAGGCTACGGAAATGATGCAGAAACATCTACCAGTATTTCGCTTGTTACCAAAAACAGACTATCTGCTAATCGAGCGAAATCAATCTCCTTTGAGTTTTGGCTTCCAGGCGATATAGAATCTCCTTTAATCGAAGTGCAAGGCTATCAGGGACCACGTGAATGGTTAGCCGGCCTAGATCGTATCTCAGGGAAAGAGGTTCTGCTCACAATTGACGAGTTAAATTTAGCATGGAATGTCTTAATCGGCCCTGTGGATGGCACGTTTAAAGGAATGAATGTAGATTATTACGGGTCCATTGAATTACCGATTTTTATTAAAGATGAGTTCGTAGAGTGGTCTAGCAATAAGGAGCTTCTACAGCCGCCTGTGATCATGGCTAAGCAACAAAAGGCTCGTGCCAATACGACAGGAAAAACCGCAAAGAAACAGCAATCATCCCCATATCTTTTAACACCAGCCAAAAATATGATTCATCAGGATAGAGAGATGCGTAGCAAACAGCTTACTCGTATCCAAAAGAAAAATGCTGAATATAAAAGCAAAGCCTAGGAGGGAGCGGCTATGCGTGTGATTTATGGTAAAGATGCTACCCGACTTGATGTAACACCTGCCGTGACGGATGTTTCTTGGTCCTCATCCAGAGGACAGATTGCCCAGGTGTGTCAGATTCAGCTACGTAATCCTCCTGTATTAGCTGCTGCTGGCTATCTCATGATGTTTCCTAATGAAGCCAAGGAAAGCGAACAGCTCTTTCACGGCCCCTTAGTCGAATGGAATCGGGACGAAAAAACGAAGGAGCTGAGCGGAACTGCTTACGAGCTGTCATGGTATTTACAAAAAAATGATTGCTCAAGGCCCTATTTGAAAGGCGATGCAGGGAAGGAGCTGGAGAGGATTATCCAGGGAGCAGGCATTTCGTTTCAATGCCCAGCCTTTGGATTTACGGTAAAGGAACGGCTCCCTTCCCAGCCGTATACCTCGTTGTTTACAGATATAGCGGAGAGAGCCTTTGAACGGACAGGACTTCGCTATTTTATCCAGCACCAACGGGATAAGCTGATTGTGCTAGCAGAGGGAAACAATCCCTATGTCCCCGTGTTTCAGGCTACTATGCTGGAGGCTAGCTCTACTGGGGAAAGCTTGGAGGAGGTGTACACGGCTGTAACAGTAGAACGCTATGAAGGAGATCGGGTAGCAGGCAGAGTCACGAGGGAACATCATGATTTGATGAAAAAGATCGGACGGATGCAAAAAATCATTGATGCAGGCGAGGAGAAGAATCTCGCCTCTTTGGCGTCCAAACAGCTTGCTACGTTAGCTAAAATACCGCGAACACGCTCCATAACCGTTCGTCACACAAATTCACTCATTGCTAGATTGCGGGCAGGCTGGCTGGTGAAAATTCAGGAGATAAATGGTCAACAAAGCAGTTGGATCGTAACCTCCTGCAATACCCGATGGAAAAACAGGGAATTTGTGATGGACTTACAATTGGAATGGAGAGGATAGGATGCAACAAGCGATTAATAGATTGTTTACCCAAGCAAGAAGTGGCATTAGTGATACGCAGATCGAATTTGGCACGCTACAAAATTATGCCCCGGTGGTCATTAAACTAGATCAGGACCCAACGCCCCTAAAAGAGGTAGAGGATGATTTAGTATTCTTTAAAGATGAGCTATTTACAAAGCCTCAACTAGGGGCTACCTATGCTCTAATGAGATGTTCTTCGGGGCAATATCTGGTGCTGGGTGAGGTGAAATAAATGTTTCCTGCTTTAGAAAGTAATCGGGAGTTAACAGATACTCCTTCCCCGATACCCTGGACTTATAAATTGGATTGGACTACGTTTCAATTTATCAAAGGAACAGATGGCCGACATGTAAAGACTAGTAATTATGCTGAGTATTTGGAAGAGATTGTGAAAAAAATCCTGCATACCAAACGATTTCAATATGCGATTTACAGTGATCGGATTGGGGTAGATTTTTTTGAGCATATTGGCAAGCTCCCTAAGCATGTACCGTTAGCCCTGATTAAGCGGGATATAGAGGATGCGCTGGAGGCTCATTCAGAGATTGAGCGAGCAGAGGTTATGGATATTCGATATCAGGAGAATCGAATAGGTCTGAGACTAGAGATTGAAGGGGTACGGGGAAAGACTAAGGTGGTGGTAGATATTTGGAAACGTTAGAGCAGCCGCAAATGCCCGTCCTTAGAGAATCTCCAGATGAAATTTATCAACGAATCGTTAATCGCGCCCTTGCCTACGCTGAGGCGAAAGGCCAGACTCCTCCAGCAACAGAAGAAGGGGAGGTTTTTTATGACTTTTGGTACCCTTTAGCAGAAGAAATAGCTGATCAGCAGCTATTATTAGAATACGCTTTTCTTCAGGGCTTTGTCGTGTGGGCAGATGGTGAATTCCTGGAGGCGCACGGCATCGCAGAGGGTGTTGAAAAAAAGATAGGTGAAAGTGACGAGGATTATCGGAAACGTATTATCGATAAAAAACGAACGACAGAAGGAAACGGACGCACTGAAGATTATGTTAGCTGGGCACTCGCGTTGGACGGAGTAGGTGGAGCTGTTGCTGTTGAGCATGAACGCAGTGACGTATCGGTCGACCTGTACCTAGTGGATCTTGATGGGGTGCCGGTCACTTCTGAATTTGCGGGCAGGGTTAGAGGATTGCTTGAAAAAAAGCGAGTAGCTGGTCACGATCTACAGTGTCATTCTGCCGACATTTTTGACATTGAGGTCAAAGTCAGACTCAGTATGGCGGATGATACAAAACGCGATCAAACGATACTCCTGCTAAAAAAACGAATACAGGACTATGTAAGAAAGCGTAACACCATTGTGTATCAGAAAATGGGTGCGCTTTTTTGGATTGATGGCGTTACCGATTACGCTGATTACACGTTAAATGGCGGTACCAGCAATATTACAAAACCGCAAAAAGCCGTCTTTCATGTGATTCTGGAGGTTCTAACATGATTCCATTTACGTACCGTGAACGACTGCCTCCCTATTGGTATGAAAACGATGTAGCAGAGATTCATTTTTCGGCAACAGGTCAAGAAAGCGCATTTCAAAGAGAGAAGATTCAAGACATAGGTCGTCAATTTATTTTACCGCAGGCTACCTACAGCTTGGATATTTGGGACTGGATTTATTTTAACGAAATCCAAGTGGGAGGCCATGAGGAAAGACGGCTGAATATCATACGAAAACGACTGTCCAGCCTCCCTTTTACGCTTGAAACACTTCGCTCAATCGGCAAAGAAGCAGGAGATCTTACAGATATTGAAGAGGATTTTCTGCAAAAAGAAATAAAATTCCATTTCAAAAACACACGGCCAGTTCAAGTAACCCAATTGCTTGACGACTTCGAGGCAATTCGACCCGTACATGTTAAAAAAGCAAATGTTACACTCTTTGATCTATTCGTTTGGCCCATTAGACATCAGAGTCGCAGCAGGGTTTTATCTCGTTCGAAGTTCCCCGGTCCTTTTTTACTGCCAATAGACGGAACGGCTCCTATCGATGGAACATGGTCGTCCACAGGTAAAGAAATCCTACATCGCATGCGATATGGATACGTAAAGCGTCACTACTTCGGGACGCCTTTTTATTTCCCGTACAGTAACCCAATCCATGGCTGGCCGATCGGATTAGCAGGGGTTCGCTCCAGCCTGCGCGTAACACTTGCTATGCAAGGAGATTTTCATCATCAAAGCAAGCTCCCAATGCGACTGGTACAAAGCGTGTTATTTCCAGGACCTAATTCATTTCCCATCGACGGAACAGTCCCGGTAGACGGGAAAATGAGTTTTCAAGGCGGAAGAATTTCAGTAAGAGAGCGGATTACCGTCAAAATAACACGAATTAACTATAAGGTAGCATCACCAGATTGGACAGAAAATGAATGCTATCCCATAAATACCTTGCCTATAGATGGCTCCTGGGCAATCCAAGGAATCGGGGCTACTCCCCTACAGATTGAACATTTTGGCGGCTCCCATAAATCAAAAATTCAAGTACGCCGCAAAGACGGTGTTTGTATAAAAAGGATGGTGATTGTGTAGTGGCACAGCTAACCACGTTGCACGGTAGAAACAGTATGGCAAAGGCTTTCGCGGGAGATGCGGCATTTCCTAAAGTAGCCGGCTTAGCCTTTGGCACAGGGGGGCATGATCCCAGCAACCCCGTAAAGGATAAAGCATTGACTGCTAAACAGGTGGATTTATTTAAAAGGGTCATCGTTATTCCTATCGAGGCTCATTCCTATCCAGGGGACGGCATTGTGAGATTCTCCCTTACATTGACACACGACAAGATACCTGGTAATGCTTTCAGCGAGGCGGCTTTAGTAGATGAATCAGGAAAGGCCTTAGCGATTCAGACATTTGGGCTAAAAACGATTGGACCTAATGAGGAATTTTACTATGACTGGGAGGAGGTTTGTTAATGGAATACCAAGGCGAGGCCAGTAAATTAACAGGTAAGATTCAGCTTGTCAGTGAGGACCTATCTAACCCTACGTATTTTACCCCGCAATTGGCGAATGAATCTTTCTTGAAGAGGATTGCGAATACGGAGGCAGCGTGTCTTACAAATACGGAGCAGATTGAGCGGGCGTTAGGGACAATACAGGATAACGGACAACTGAACAAAGACGCACTACGGACCATCCGCATTAACATGGTTGATATTGCGATGGAGCTCGAAATGTGGACACAAGCAACACTAAACGGTGTGACTGCTAACTTGTTCATAGAAACGTTTGAGACGATCGATGACATTACTCTGCAAAAAGGAAAATATGACAAGGACAATCGAAAGCTATATCTTGCGTAATGAATAGAAAGGAGTAAACAAAATGCCTACATGGAATTATACGGGAGCTGTTCAGACTTGGACAGTTCCGAAAACTGGGCGCTATCGAGTTGTAGCAATGGGAGCAGGAGGGGGGATAGGTACTCAAAATAGTGAAGGAGTCTATTCGCTTGGGGGAAAAGGGTCTGAGGTTACGGGGGATATTTATCTTACAGCGGGGCAAGAATTGAAAATTGTGGTTGGAGCAAAAGGGAAAAATGCAGCGAATTCCCAGTTCGAATGGCGACAGTCTTTCGGCAGAGGTGTTGATAAAACGTCAGGAGGGTCAGGCGGCATAGCGGGTCTATTTGACGCTACAACGAATTTAGCATTATTTATCGGTAGTGGTGGTGCAGGGGGGTATGACTCTTGTTACCTAACAGAAGTGGATAAAGCTCATACAGGTAACGGCAGAGATGGATCGATTGCAAACGTACTAAATGATCTTACTGGTGCATCAGGTAATAATCTTATGATAGAAAACTTTGATAAAGTCTATCCTAGATATTCTCGTGTAAATCCAGATGACGCAACAAAAACATATTTCGTTGATCAGGTGTACGGTGCAGGAAATGTCAATCATGATGATGTCCCAAATCCATCAGGAATTTCAGGGAAGGCATTTACTTCAAACCCTTCTGGGTTCATCTCAACTAGACAAGGAATAAATACGGATAATGCATCTCTGTCTATTGAGCTGATAGAGGAAGGTAAGACAATACCATCTAGTACAGATCTGAAATTGAGGTCTGTTACTGCTACGTTTGAACAGACACAACCTAATGCTTCGGTTACGCTCAGTAATATGGTTTTAAGTCGATCGTTACGAACAGACGAAGTCCTTTTGGGACTCATAAGAGCTGTTCATTGGAAGAGTGAAGGGTCTTCTACTGGGTATACAGGTGGTATAAAAATAACAAATTCAGGACCTAATACATGGAAATTTACTTTAAATAATCTTCCAGGGACGGTAGTTAATCATCAAAATACAGATATTCAAATTGATTTATTTGTTTGTAATCCAGCAGGTGTGATCAAAATACCAGAAGAGATAATTCCGACACCTATTTTTACAACAGTCCCTAAGAAAGTAATGGTAGGCTCTGAAGTAACAGTTCAATGGTCTTCAGTAGTAGCCCCAACTCCACCTACAGGGTTCAAACCTGATCCAAACAAAGTTTTCTACGCTCTGTCATATTCATTAGATAAGGTCAGCTTTGTAAAAGTTACCCCCGATGATTATGACAAGACGACTTTTACCCATAAAGTTACTGGAGCTGATTCTAATAATGCAGTGTATCGAATACAAGCATATGTGAAAACTGGCGGGCGGTATGTAAACAGAAGCAGCGATTTTGGTTTTTCAAACGAATTTATTGTAGAAACCCCCCAACAACCAAATCCACCAAGTGATGTATTTCCTGCTGGAACGTTGGAATCACCGGCTATTATTCCTACGCAGACCCCAACTATTAAATGGAGGTTTACGGCTCCAAACAAGAATGATACTCAAAAAGCTTATCTAGTAGCGATTTACAAGGTATTTGATGATAGGGGTCTTCCAGTATATAACAGTGGGATTGTGAATTCTAACCAATCCTTTTTCAGTGTACCACCTGGAATAATTGAAGAAAATACTTTTTACCGTTATATCGTACATGTATTTAATCAATCGGAAGTATTGAGTAAAGCGAGTGAACAATACATGTTGATGAACCCCCCTCCCAGCGGATTAATTATAATCGGCCCAGAGGACACACGAAGAACGGGTACTAAGCCGAGCTTTGAAGCAGTAATTGGAAATGATCTAGAAAAAGATAACCAGCATTTCATGATTCAGCTTGCGGAGGATGCCGACTTTACAAAAAACGTACAAACATTCAGAAGCAACAAAGATATTCAAGGATGGGAAGCCAAACTTTTAAATGAGGACTATCAAGCTATCACTGACGAGGGCGTTACCTCAAACTATGAAAGCGGTTCCGTTCGATACACCATGCAAGCCGACCTTCAAGAAGGCTTAGCCTATTTCTGGAGAATGGCTCCCGTCGATGCAACCACTGGAGCTCAGGGAATCTGGTCAACCGCCCGAAGCATAAAAGTTGGCAATGTTCTTCAGTTCCAATTGAAGAAGCCCATAACGACAAGTCTAGCAGCTGAAAGAATGGTGTTTCGAGCAAAAGTAAAACTTCCCACAGATGGGAAACTTCCAGCATCTCTGAAAATGGAAGCTTGCAACAACGCATTAGATGAGGAGCCAGCATGGGAGGATATTACCGAAGCATATACCCAAGGGAAATACCACGCCTTTAAAAATAAAACAAAAAGTGCTGATGGCTGGGCATTAGATGTCAGGGTAACTATAAACGCTAATGACAGCTTAGGAGAAATTGAATGCGATGGATTTGGACTTTCCTTTGATTAATAAGGAGTGATAAATATGAAGGCGTTAAGGATTACAGATTTGTTACAGGAGCAGCTAAAGGAGGATATGATTTCTCCCGAAGTGATAGCTGCATTAGATGCTATTGCATCCTTAGAAGGACAGTATCAGGAATTAAAAGAAGAAAACGCAGTGTTACAAGCAGAAATAAAACAGCTAAAAGGGGAGGAATAAAATATGGTAAAACCATACATGATCCCGGTCTATGCATACCTAGTAAAGTCAGGCGAATGGGCGATCGAACCAGTGAAAAATACAACAAAAACTCTGCCTGAAGCATACAGGCTACCAGTGGCAGAGTTTTTAGCAGATCAGGTTAATAAAAAGTAAGGAGCGCCTCTCATATGTGATGAGTAGGCGTTTTTTGATAGGAGAGCCGAAAAATCGGCTCTCCAATTACAAAGGCGGTGATAGAGATGCCAGAAGTAAAAAAACCAGACATGCCGCTGTTACGCGAAACAGCCGAAGAGATTTACCAACGGATGTATAATCGAGCGAGTGAACTTGCTCAGGCCCGTGGTGAGACGCCACCTTCCCCAGAAGAAGGCGAAATTTTTTATGATTTTCACTACCCACTCGCACTAGAAATATCTGAGCAACAACAATTGGATGAATATCGCTTTTTGCAATGGTATCTACCCTGGGCAGACGGGGAATTTTTGGACGCCTGGGGAGTGTTTTTAGGTGTGAAGAGAAAAACGGCTGAGCCAGATGACCTGTATCGCCAACGCTTGATTGCTAAGGCGGGAGAAGAGGAAGGTTCAGGGGCTGAGTACGATTACAGGCGCTGGGTAAAGGAAGTGCCCAATGTAGGAGAGCTGTTTATCTGGGGGGAGGCACCAAACACAGTGCATATTGCGTTAACCGACCAGAAAGGGCAACCTGCCGATGAAGCTTTAGTAGAAGCTGTAACAAAACATCTAGCACAGCCAAATAAGCATAGTTTAAACGACAAGCTAGTGATTCAGGCAGCGAAAGCATTGGAAGTAACAGTCAGTGGAGATTTGCTGGAGTGGGAGTCCTCTGCATCTGTAGACGAAATAAAACAGCAAATACAAGCTGACATTGTGGAATATATCAATAAACAGAGTAAAAAGATCCTTTATTCTGAAATCTATCGCTTGTTTAAGGTAACTGGTGTGATAGATTATCGGAATGTTTTGCTAAATAATTCTCAGGAAAATATTGATCTTACCTTTTCAACTATACCGATTGTGAAAAATGTGAAGGTGAGTACGCCATGACGATGATTCCAGAAAAATATCGGACGATGCTGCCACCCTATTGGTATGAGAATCAGGCGGCGGTGCATCATTTTGAGGCAGGAGAAGCTGAGAGAGAGTACCAACAGGCTCGCAAGCTAGACTTAGAGCGGCAAATGATAATCACAACAGCTACATGGGGACTGCCATTTTGGGAGGATATGTTTCAGGTTACTCCCAAGCAAGGTGATTCCTATGAGACGCGACGTGCACGTGTCATGGCAAAGTATCGGGAGCGTTTGCCCTTTACGCCAGCGCTGGCAGAGAGTATTACGAGACTTTTTATCAAAGAACAGGCAACTGATCACGTTCTCATAGAGGAAAACCCAGATACAGGCTATTTCTATATCTCGGTTCCCCTATGGTCAATTTATGACGTAGCCTCGTGGGTGCATGATATTCATAAGCGAAAGCGAGTTCCGCATGTGTTTATGCCGCAGTTGGCAGTGTCGGACGAGATTGTGTTTCATGAAAGAATTACAATCAATCAGAAACGTTACCACAGGGTACATGAGTTTCGAGCTGGTATGACTCCTCTTAAAGATCAAGATGAGGTGGTGATTTAATGGATAAAGCTTATTTGGCACGAGTTGTGGAGGACTTATCAACTCGTGCCGCAAGTCTGATCGTAAATAATCAAACGGTGCAATTGAGGTCTGCCAAAAGAGAGGGAAGGAAGGTTGTAGTCATAACGGAGCCGGTTAGCGGGATCACGAAGGTATCTTCCCTAAAACTACTAGATGAGGCAGGCAATCTTATTACGGAAAGAACGGCTAATGTAGATGTGTTAAGTGATCAATCATTAGAATTTCGGTTTGAATTTGAAGTGAGAGGAGCCAACGACTGATGCCTTATAATCCTAAACTAGATTGGAACTATGATGATCCTGTCACGGAAACGGATATCAATAGGTGGGAAAAAGGAATAGACGATGCGCACAAGCTACTGGAACAGCACACAGTGGCTATTTCGGCCTTGCAGATTGATGTGAAGACGATAAAAGATGCGGTGTTTAATAACTTCACGGACAATGTGTTTTTTGAGAACTTTGCAACACTGGACGACATCATACTGACAGAAGGCTGGTATGACGAAGCTAATAAAAGGCTGGTGGTATTGTAGATGGCAACTTATGGTGGTTCTGTTTATCTGGGGACACTGCGAAATAAAACAACGGTAATTCCTAGACCGATGCGTCCTTGGAGGAGCTACAGAGAACCGTACGAAGGAGCAGGGAGTGGGAATATCGCTAGTTTTAAAACCGATCCAGTTATTACGAATTGGAATATCGGTGACACGGATGCTACCCTGGATAATCAATTACATTGGCACAAGATCATAGACGGAAGTAAGACGTTACTTATCTGCGATAGGGTAATTCTTGCCGATATCACTTGGGACGATCTCAATAGTGATAATCGTATATTCGGAAAGACAATAACAATTGATGGTCGGCAGTTTAAGTTAAGAGTATTGAATGCTGGGAACTACTTTCGACAGTATTATGGAAACGGGGATTGGAATGATGGAGGAGGCCCGACGGATAACGAATGGGATCGGTTTATTACTAATGAAGATGGAATAGGTGGTATTCCGTCACCTGTAAAGTCCGATCTTGATGATTTACCATTAAGTAGTACAGACAAATACAGCTCTCATAATATATTCTGGAATTGGATGGGTATTTACTCATGGGGGCAGGAAGAGGCTCTCAATGGAGGAAATGCTTGTCGCGGTAACCATTCAGCTAGATTCTGGAGGAATGGTTTTAGTAATTCTAGATATGATGATTATGGATGGCGCCCTGTACTCGAAGTTTTAAATCAGCCTCCGAAACTTACGCTAACAGCAAATAACCAAAGCTTAACCGAGAACCAACGCATCAACATCGGCACTAACGATTTCACCGTAAATATCACGGCAAATGACGCCGATCCAGATGATACGTTACAATACCAAGTTAAACTAAACAACGTGGTCAAACAGGCTTGGACAGCATTAGGTAAGAACCAGCCCGTCAGCTATACGTTTAAAAACGCTGATATTACGGCAGGAGTAATACCTTTTACGGTTTCTGTTCGCGATAATAAAGGTAATCAGACGGATTTCAACGCCGAATTGACGAAAGGGAAAATCGGTAAGGATGCACAGGGGAGAACTACTTACAAGTTTGAGTATATAGGTAAGCCCGAAATGTTTACGGTGCCTCTAAATGCTACAAAAATAAAGTTTGAATGTTGGGGAGCTGAGGGCGGTACCTATGGTGACCTTAAAGGCGGAAAAGGTGGATATGCTTCGGGTGAATATAATCCTTCTTCAACAAGCACCTTTTATATTTTTGCGGGAGGAAGAGGGAAAACACTTAATTCACTCCCAGTAGAAGGCGGCTTTAATGGAGGAGGTGGCGGGCGTAGCGGAAGTGGAGGCGGCGCGTCTGATGTTCGACTGAACAATCTCTCCTTAGGGTCTAGGTTAATTGTAGCAGGTGGAGGCGGAGGCGCTGGACCGGGAGGAGACGGCGGTGTCGGAGGTGGCTTAGTGGGTGGAGATGCAGAGAACAGAAGAGGTAATGGAGGAAAAGGTGGTACGCAAACGGCGGGCGGTACTTATAACGGCGTTTATGGCCTTGGTGGTGATAGTCGAGATGCAGCAGCATTAAGCGGAGGTGGAGGCGGCGGTTATTGGGGTGGAGGCGCAGGGAGCTACCAAAGTAGCGGCAGTAATGACGGAGGCGGAGGCGGATCATCTTACTACGGCAATTTAGAAAACGGCTCCACAACCGCAGGTGTCCGTGAAGGTGACGGTCTTGTCGTAATCACGCTCCTTAACGAACCACCAAAATGCACGCTCACGTCTCCACCCAACAACCAAACCCTAACCGAAAACGCTACATTAAACATCCAAGGCACCGCCTCCGACACCGACAAAGACAACGTAGTCACAATAAAATACCGCATCAACAACGGCACCACAAGGGCGTTGCAATCCGGAGTATCCAACGGTAGCACGCCTATTTCTTTTGCCAAAACCCTAACATTCCGAGCCAAACGTCTCTATGACGGCACCACCGATCTCACAGGCTCCGATCTAGCCGAAAACACCGATCACACCCTAACCATCTGGGCAGAGGACGACCAAGGCGGTAAATCAACCGAGGTGACCCGCAAGTTCCGAGTTGTCCACAATCGCCCTCCTGTTATCAATGGTCAAAACGTAGACCTCGGTGTATTAAACGCTATCCCGTCAAAAACATACACCGTCACAGAGCCAGAGGGTGACGCATTTACCATCACAGAAAAAATCAACGGCAAAGTGATCCGCACGTTCGCTGGAACTGACAGCAAAGAAAACACTGCAACAATCCCACTGGACACATGGTTACGCCTCTCCTTGACAGCGGTACACACCCTTATAATCGAGGCAACCGACAGCAAAGGGATGACCTCGACTCGATCGTATACCTTCCGACGATCAGCCGACAAGATAGCGTTTGCTCTAAGGAACCCATTCGGTACCGACATAGCTGCCAAACGCATCCTAGTGACAATCGACGGGACGATTCCTGCCGGTGCCGATTACAAAGCCGAGGTATGTAACAACGCATTCGACGAGTTGCCGACATGGGAAGACGCGAGCAACCATGTCAAATTCAATCGAGGCTTCATCTTCACCAACAAGGAAAAAACAGCAGAAAAATGGGGCGTTAGCGTACGTTTTTCATTCACCAAAGGAACAGCAACTGAGCCAGTTATCGTAAGAGGATTCGGAGGTGCATTCGATTGATCCTGACTAAACCAAAAGCATTATCTAAGATCCAAGCTGACCGTGAGCAAAAGGAAATGTCTTTAGAGCTGGTAATAGCCTATGAAGCGATTGCACAGCTTTATGAAAAAATGACCGCTCTTGAGCAAGCGCTTGAAGAATGGAAAGGGGGTGAATAGGAATGTTCAGAGAATACATGATTCCCGTTTATGGCTTGCTTGTCAAAGCGAAACGACGTACCATCGATTCGCTCCCAAAAGATTATCAAATTCCTGTAGCTGAGTATCTAGCGAAACAAAACGAGGAATAAAGGAACGCCTGCTCATGTTGAGTGAGGCGTTTTTGTTTTCATCATATAGAAAAAACTCACACATTCCGGGCATCTTCAATCATGAAGATGCCTTTTCTTTTACACAAAACCTGCCAAGGAGGGAAAAATGGCATGGAAGAGAGCGTAATGAACGCGTTGCTTCAGCAAGGTCCGTTTGCTGCTCTATTTGTCTGGCTGTTATTCTCTACCAAAAAAGAGGGGAGAGATCGCGAGGCTCTTTTGGTTAAACAAGCTCAAACACGGGAAGCAAAGCTGATGGAACACAATGAACGCATGGTGATTCAATTGGAGCGAAATACGTCAACCCTACAGCAGATTGAACGAAGTCTATCGGGGTTGGAAATGGAACTGCAAGAATTAAAAGAAAAGGTAGAATAAAAGGAGGATAGGCATATGGCAAAGCCGATTTTAATAATTGATGCAGGGCATGGGGGAGCTGATCCGGGAGCAATTGGGAATCAGATGCAGGAGAAGGATTTGACGCTACAAATTAGTTTGTACCAGCTACAAAGGTGCAGAGAGTTAAATCTTCCTGCTGCGATCACTCGGACGACAGATACCACACTTACCCCATCTCAACGCACTACGCTCGTCAAACAAAGCGAGGCCACCTACTGTATTTCCAACCACATCAACTCAGGTGGCGGGGAAGGTGTGGAAGCGATTCATTCTATCTTCACTACCAATCAGCTAGCAAATGCTCTAGCACAAGCCGTAGCTGCCGAGGGACAAAAGTTCCGTAGAGTCTACACACGAGTAGGTGCTGATGGGCGAGACTATTATTTTATGCATCGTGAAACAGGTGCAGTAGACACAATTATTATGGAATATGGATTTATTGATCATGCTTTAGATTCACAAAAACTAAAAAATAATTGGAAACGCTACGCTGAAGCAGTGATCAAGGCTTTTTGCGGTCATATTGGCCATCCGTACTCTCCTGCTGTAGAAGCGCCTGACGACGATTTTGAATTAGCTGTGGATACTCTTGTCCAGGCAAAGATCATTACCTCTCCTGACTATTGGAAACATAATGCCGTCTCTACTAGAACGGTGGTTGGTGAGTATGCTGCTCAATTGATTAAAAATATGGCAAAGTATCTGAAAGCAGGTGCGTAAGTGAAGGAACAGGGAAATATACCACTACTAGTTGCTGGAATAATCGGTTCCATAAAGCTACTAGCCGATACACTAGGCTACCAAATCATTACAGACGATCAGGTGAATGCCATTGCGAACGGGGTTTCGGCTGTCGTGACTATCCTTGCTGTGCTTTTAAATAACAGACAAGCAAAGCAACAATAGTATTTATGCACTCTATCATAATTTTTTTATCATCATGAATTGAGTTAACCTAAGCCTTCCAGCATTTTTGTAAGCTGGGAGGTTTTTTTGTTTTGTTACAGGTACGATTAGTACTAAAAGTAAGTATGTTTTTCTAGGACGATAGAAGTTAGCCCTTCTGAAAAACTTGCATCTATGCTTTATCTTTTGTAAAATAAAAATAGGAACATACATTCTGTTGTGTCGTATCATCCACCATCGAGAGGTACTTATGCACATAAGACAAGCACATCCCTTAATGACTCAAGAAATTGTTCAGTTCTTCCAAAAATATATTGCTGAAAATTCTGATTCGATTGCTAATCGTGAATACATCTGTCCAGATGGTACTAGAGCTGCAGTCCGTAGAAATCAAATACTTGTGGCGCTTGATGGAGATGTGATTGTAGCAGCACTTCGATTTTATCCTAAAAAGTCTACACAAACCATCTCACTTTATCAATTTGCAGTGGCCAAGAACTATCGGGGCAAGGGAGTATTGTATACCATGCTACAAAACCTCGGTGAGTATCCTATCGAGGTGCTTTGTCCAATTCATGCCAGTTTAAATACCTACTTTTCTAAGACAGGTTGGCAGCATACAGGTCAGTTTAAAGGCTGCAACCGTTGGGAGTGGAGCGTGGGAGACAGATGCAGATAG